CAGAGACCGAGGTCTCCGGGTTTTACATACCGCCATACCAACACCGATACGACAGCAGAGAGAAAAGCGACAGTGGCAACAAGGAGCACCACCAGCTGTCGAACCTGGTGATGGTGATGAGCGAAGACGCGGGGCCCTAAAAAGTCCCTCGCGTGGCGCACCGTTCTCGGAGCCTCGAGCGCCCAGCCTTCAAAAGTCAGGCCAAGGTCCGTCCACGTCAGGTTGCGGGGGTCCGGCAACACCAGAGACCCGACTCGAAAGTCGGGCCAGGTGCGCGGCGCCCAGCCGCCCTCAGTGGAGAGGTAGGAGTCCCGGTACTCAGAGAGCACCGGAGAGAACGGATAGCGACGGAGAGCTCTTAGGGCAAGAGCTAACTTGGTTGTGGTCGTCGTCATCATGTTGGGAAGAAGCACTGACGTAGCTTGCACGTGGATGGCCACAGTTTACGTGTTGGCACTTTCCAAACCGCACGGAGGTGAGCGCCCAAGTGACACCTCACACAGACGGAAAAACCGCCGGGCTGCCGTCCAAGACGGCTACTCGCTCCAATAGGCGCCAGCTAGCCTTGTCCGTAGTGGTGCCTCGGACTGGCGCCCTCAGGGGCGCCTACCCTTATAACAGGGTGGGGCGGCTACACCAAGCCGGTGACCTCTGGTACTACCACAAGGCGTCACCTAACGAGCCCCGTGCCTCCTTGTACAGTCAGTGTGGGTGAGGCAGACCACACATCAGCGTTTCCCTGTCGGACCGTGGTTTTCGGGAGAACCACAGCATCTACACACCTCTTTTCGGAGAGGTGGCCGCACGGCTAAAGCCGACCGTGAGCTATCCCCCTGTTAAGACTCGCAGAGGGCATCCCCCGTCACGCGCACGGGGGTCGGGGAAGGGTGGTCCAGTCACCACCAAAGGGCAAATACTACAACCTCAGGTGTCTGCCCATCCAACCTGAGGTCCGGCCCCCATTTGTTAAGCGCAAGGGGAACGCGCACCGGCGGTAGTCCGCTAGCCAGACCGTAGTCGGTCAACCAGCTTCCAAAGCACGAGTGGTAGTCCACCGGCCAGTTGTCTTTCCAACAGTCAGGTCCGAGACCGGCATGTCGCCCCGGGCGGCGGTTGCGGAGAGCCCGTTCTACTGGAACCCGCACCCCAGGAAAACACGTGCC